CATAAACAAAGACTTACCAACACCAGTGCCAGCAAGACAAATGTTAAGGGTTTTCTTTGACAGCCCACCCTTAGTGATTTTATTGAACATGTCAAGGTCGAATGCAACCTTCTCTTCCACCCTGTGATAAAAATCATACCTTTCATTGTGGTCATCAAGATAGTCGTGACCAATATGATTATCAAATGAAACGGCAAGAGCATCAGAAAGGATAGATGGGATAGCATCTTTCGTTTGGTGCTTGTCGTTGCCGTCAATGATTCTGATTGCTGAGAGAACTCCATTATAAATTGCCCTATCTTTACAAAACTTTTCAGTGTGTTCTAACATCCAGTCTGTGTTGACTGGTTCTTGACTCAATGTGTTAATAAAGTCGCCAAGTTCAGACAACTCTTTATCGTTGAGGTCTTTCCTATTGCTAATTTCAATCTGTAGGATTTCTTTGGATGCTGGTTTGTTATACTTCGTGAAGAAAGAAACAATCTCGTCTGCCAAGATTACTTCTTTGCGCTCTGCAAAATATTCTTTCTTGATAAATGGAATTACTTTACGACAATAGTTCTCATCAAATATCAGATTGCTCAGAATCTTTTGTTCTATTCGCATCAATTTCTGTTCCGCCTGTATATGTTAAATTGTTTTCTTCCACACCTTGATGCAGTAATTCTTGTAGGATATCACCTATGTATGCTTCAAAAGGTTTGAAGTCTGTCATACCTTTGTCAGCATTCTCAAGTATCTCATACTCAAACTTTAAATGCAAGGAGTCATTTGTTTCGTCTGGATCGAATGACACCTTTCCATATGTATAGATTATACCTTCATAAGCACCATCAGTCAACTTAATTGCTTGAAGTCCACTGTGTTTGTGTTCAAGAACTTGGTATCTAAAATTACTCATCGAACTCTAACTCTTCCAATGCTTTATCAAGGTCATCTTCTTGCATCATCTGTCCACCTTGACCAATTGAATACTTACCCTTTACAAAATCATAGAATGTTTTGCTTGTAAGAATTGATAACCAAAAGTCTTTGTTGTCAGTTTCTTTGATGCGATATTTCTTGGCTTCTACTTCACCAGTCTCTGGATCGCACTTGGAATACCATCCGTTGCTTGGTTTGACCACATGCTTGGATTCAAGAGCAAGGTCAAGTAAACCAGACCACTTACTGAGACCACCATCAAAAGATACAGAAACAGGAATTTTAGATTTTTCTTTAACATAACGACTCTTCTCTACATTGATAATAAAATTGTATCCTACGATTTCAGTACCTTCTTTTTCTTGCTGACGACCAAGAATGTAAACATTATCTGCTGAGTACATCGCACCAGTGCCACCACCCACGATGGCTTTCGGAAACATTCCGATCTCCATATATGTATGGTTCACTACAACCAGTGGAATATCTTTCAAGTTCAAATGTGGAGTTACCATACGGAACAGCGACTTCATCTGCTTTGCTCTTGACATATCTGCAACAGACTTGCCTTCCATGGCATCTTCAACTTCTTTCTTGGAAGCCAGATTACCAATAGAGTCAATGACAATAATTAAGTGGTCACCACGATCTACATTGGACAACTGTTGCATAATGTCAAACTTCAATTGTTCCACATCAGTCAGCGGAGTATGAACAACTCGCTTTGTATCAATACCAAATGTATCGAAGTAAGACTGCGGAGTACCAAACTCTGAATCATAGAACAACAATGCTGCATCTTCATACTTGTCCATGTAGGACTTTGCCATTAGCAATGAGAATGCAGTCTTAAAGTGTTTACTTGGACCAGCCCACATTGTAATTCCTGGAGTGAGTCCACCATCAAGACGACCAGACAAAGCCACATTGATGATTGGAACAGAAGTAGGAATCATATCCTTCTTCTTAAAGAACTTTGATTCAGATAGAATCGCAGAGTCTTTGATAGTTGTATTCTTTTTAATTTTGTCTAGTATGCTCATATTAACCTTTCAGGAATTCTAACAATTTTTCTTCTGTGACTAAGCCAATTTGTCGTCTGATTTCATTTCCCTTATCATCAACTAAAACCATAGTTGGAACAGATCGAACTTTATATTCTTGAGCCATCATCATCTCATTATCAATATCGTATTCTTCAATGGGAATATCAATCTTATCTTTTGCACCATTGATAATCATGGACAAACCTTTGCATGGACCACACCACTCAGCATAAAATTTTAACAGCTTCATTTATATCTCCTATTATACAGTAACTTTTGTTGCAAGGCAACTATGGATTGTTCTTGGAATGTGGAACATCAAACACAAATGTAATACGAACTACATCACCAACATTCTTGGTTCCATGTGACAGTTTATTGTTGAACCAAAACAGATCTCCTGCATCGATCTTTACAGATTCTCCACCAACAGTATAAACATATGAACCTTGTATTGCAAGATGGTATCTGTCTCTTGTTTGGTAGTAACTACCAATATCGATATGTTGCCCAACTTCTCCACCAATCGGTAAAGAAAGGAATCCACATCTATCAAATTTCTTAAAGTTTCGTTTTAAGAATCCTACAATGTCTGTGTGTCTATTATACGCTGGAGTTCTACTAGATATTTCACTGTCACCAACATATTCTTCTTTAGTTGCAACAACACCCACAACTAATTGTAATACACCTGCTTGAACTGCAGGAAACCCTTGATCATTAACAAGATCTCCTACACCTTCCATATTCTTTTGCGAACCCCAGTCCTCTGGATATTGATGTAACTGTTTCAGTATCTTAGAAACATTGATACCTTTTTTGATAACTCTAATGTTAGCCAAAGAAATCCTCCAATGAACTTTCTTCTTGAGTTTTCCAACCCAATGGTTCAATTACAATTTGTAGTGCATCCAAGAATACTTTCTCAAACATCTTGTCATAATCTATGTATGATTCTAATTTAAACTCTTTTGGCAGAACCTGAGGGAATGCAATTACATCTTCTTGAAAAGGATTCGGAGTGCGGACATATACGAAACGAATCTTATCGCCATCACGGATTGGTTGATACTTCTTATCTATTCCCATACGCTTACAGTGGTGATTGAACAGCAATGCACCACGAACATGGATTGGTGTACCCTTTGTATAAATCGGACTGCCTGCATACTGCTTCAATCCATTCACACCTCTCGGGAAAGCAATCTCTTGAATCGGTAATTTATCAAACTCTTTTCTAAACTCCATAACATATGTATGAAGATCTTTTTGGTCTCCCGCAAGGATAACTTGAAGCGAATCACGCAACTTTCCACGAATAACCGCAGGTGTAGATGACTTGACCATCTCCAGACCCATAACTTTAATCTTAGGTTTCGCAAACTGAACTCCTTCTGAGTTGTGCACATTAATAATGTATCGTTTCTTGGCAGTCCATATGGCTTTGTCCGCAAGAACTTCTCGCTTCATTACCATCTTCTGACTATAAGCATTCATGTAATCTGATAGTTCGGTGTAACCTTGATCAATGAATGGTTGGAAAACATCTTCACAGATTTTATCCATGTACTTGATCTTCTGCTCAGTGTTCTTACCTTCGCAAACTTTCTCAATGAGATGTTCCAGCGTAAGATAGATTGAGTCAGTGTCAATCGCAATAACGAAATCTTGACCCTCTGTCTTGAGAGTCTTGTTGAGGAATGCATTCAACTTGTTCGCCATCCAACGAATAGATAGCTGACCAGAAGTTGTAATACCTTCTGCCATTCTAATATCAAAGTAACGGAAGTACTGATTACCCATCGCACCGTAAGCAGAGTTAAGAGCAATCTTCATTGCCATCTGCAGATTGTTAAGACGAGAGATATCTTTCAACAGGTGAACCTTTGTCTTGTCGTTTTGGTATTCCTGTTCAATCTTCAACATCTGTTTCTTAAACTTGGAACGATTGATATACATCTCTTCCATCAACTCAGGCATGAACCCTTTGATGTCTTTGCGATATGTCCAACCATTCGCAGTCATGGCAAGGTCTCTTCGTTTCAGATAATCTGTATCAATCTCTTTGTTGAGTAACTTGTCAACAGTGACTGATAACTTCTCGCTCGTCAGAGTTTCTGGACTAATGTTATACTGCATAATCAAGTGAGGATACAGACTATTCAAGTCAAAGGAAACAACCCACTTGTGCATACCAACCATTGGATCTTTAACATAAGCACCTTCGAACTGAGCATCTTTACCAGAGTATGCCTTTGCTGGAATCACAATACCTTTCTTACGCAGGTGATTGTAAATGATAGTGTCCCACATACGAACCTGAGAGTAAACATCTTCAGGATTAATCTTTGCATTGTATGCCATGGTTAGGTGCAACTCAAGCAGACGCATCTTGTCTTCGAGTTTGTCAACTAACTCCACATCGTGAATGTTATATTCAACAAAGTCTGTCCAGTGGTTTGTATAGAAATCTTTAAAGTCATTTCCTGGATTCTCTTTCTTTGCGTCATCTAGTTCTTCACAAGCGATGTAATCCAAACGATATGACTCTTGCTTTGTATATGTATATTTCTTGTAGAGTTCGAGATAGTCCAGCTGAGAAATACCTAGAATGTCGTAGTGAATCTCTTCATTACCTTTAATGAAAGTCTTACGCTGATTGACATAACCCCATGGACTAATCTTGTTGGCAAAGGTGTCACCTAACTCTCGCTGAATGCGATGAATCAAGTAGACATTATCAAAGAAGTCAGTGTTCCAACCAGTGATGACATCTGGGTAGTTACCTTGCCACCAAATCATAAACTCTTTGAGCATGTGTTGTTCGTCACGACAGTTGACCATCGTAACATCAGAACGAGGAGACTTATACTCACCATACTTTGTTTGAGCAAAGGTAACAACCTTCTTAGACTGAAGATCTTTGATGGTAATTAACAGAATCTCTTCATTGGCAGACTTGATGTCTGGAAATCCATTCTCAGTTTCAGTCTCAATGTCAATGGTGAATACTTTAATCTGTTCCATATCCCAGTTGACATCGTCTTCGTAAGTGTCACTGATATACTGATATGCGTAGTTGGTGTTACCGTAAACTGGGAATCCTTCAACACCTTCATATCGTTTTAGGAAGT